CGGAATCGACTCCACCAGGACAGGTTCGCCAGAGTCGGACTTTTTTTCAGCCTTCTCCGGCAGCGTCGTCAGGGCCGTCGTCCACGCACTGATGATGGCCATGTTCATGTTGAAGTCGTTGGAGCGAATGCCCTCATACGTCGTAGGCACCGGCTCATCGGTGTCGTCGTCTTCGAGGTTCCACGAGACCAGGTGCGTGGAGAGCAGCTTGAGCATGCCCTCCGTCTCCCCGTCTCCCTCGGTGTTCGCCGCACTGAGGGAGACGAGGTCGAGGTACTCGCCGGTCGTGAGGCCGCGCACCTTGACCACCAGGCCGTCGTACTCGGTCCCCTCGAAGTCGAGCTTGTAGATCTTCCGCTTGCGCTTGAAGGACACGTTTTCCTCCCCGGAAAAGGGCACACGAAAGGCCCGCCACGAAGCGTGACGGGCCTTGCCGAGATGATCTATTCAGTTATTCATCTTCATGGGGACAGGTGCGCCCGAACCTTGTCGCCGAATTGCAGTTCCAGCACAAGAGCCTGTAGCCCTCTTGCGGGAACCCTCGGCGGCGCAGATCGGCGTACACATGACTTCCCACCTTGAGGCGATGCGTCTTGCCGTCGCCATTCACGTGATCGAGACAAAGGAATGCCTGGTTCGTTTCTGGGCAGTTCTTGCAGGCACACTTGCCTCCGTAAGCTGCTATCAGCTCGTCTCGATAGCGCTGTCGCCGTTCAGCCTGGATCTTGCGCTGCTCTTCTCGATACTTCTCGGGGCTATCCCAGTAGTTGTTCTTTGCGTAGCACTGATGGCACAGGCCTTTCGCGAGCGCTGGGCGGTCAGGGTGACATGACGCCCTCCCGACAATGATCTCGCCGCTTCGCCGAGCCCTCTGATAGCAAGCATGGCAGAGGCCGCCCTTCGTCGCGGCACGTCGGTCCGGGTGGCCGCAGGTCGGTTCGCTCTTCTTTGGTTTGGGTGGTTTGCGATAATTCGGGGAATACTCTTCCGGACTCTTCTTGCGCCCTCGCCGCTTGTCGTAGTCCTGCATGTAGCAAAAGCGACACATACCTTTTGCTACATGGGGACGGTCGGGATGACAGTCCGCCATACGCATGGATAGACCTCCAAGGATTGAACTTGGAGTTTACCATGCGTACTTTCTAAGCCCAGGTGGGGACTGAACCGTCGCTGAGCACTCCAGGGCAGGCGAAGGTGAGTTCACCGGAGTCCGCTCGCGTGAGCGGGTAGTCGGTGAAAAGGCACTCGTTCGCGAGCGTCTGACCCGAAACCGTCAGCGTCACCGTCCGCGCCACCGAAGTGGAGGGCACGGTCTTGAAGACGTCATGAGCCTGGTTCGCGGCGTCATTGAAGACGCCGTTCAGCGTGATCGAGAAATCGGCAAGCAGGAGCAGACGCTCATACGCCGACTTGTCGATGCCGGTGATGTCCTGAACGCCACGCGGGGTGGCGAATTCGAGGGACGTGATGTCGTTCTTGATCGCTCGGGCGGTACCGCTGCTGTCGTCGACAGAGCAGGTCGTCCACCCGAGGCCGCTTTCCTTCGCGATTGCAAATCACCTTCTTTGCAGTGAGTTGACCGCTGCCGACAGCGGACCAACGGGATGGACTCATCCAGCCTGTTGAAAGCGGATGAGACGGTCCTGGTTCTCGTTGAATTCCTCGACCCAGAACTCAGGCTTCGTGTGTTTGCGAGTGGCAACACCAGTCGGGTTTCCGCGCCAGTCGCCGCCCTTGACGAGGTAGTGCTCGGGGCGGCCGAGGGGGAGCTTGTGCTGGCCGGAGGCGAAGCACCGCTGACCGGCCTCGAACGTGAACACCGTCAGGCCGGGCTGCTCGTCGCGGGACTCGGTGAACTTCCGGCCCGACTGCTTGCGGATGTACCAGGCCTGCTTCTGGCCCAGCTCCGTCGACTCGTCGATCGCCGACTTCCAGCCCCGCACATGCTGCTCGCACTCGACCTCCTCGCACGTCGCCGGACGCCAGTGCGTCGAGATCGGCGAGACGATCTGGAACGTCCGGTACGCCGAGGCGGGCAGGTTGGGTGTGATGCGGTTGATGGGACGCATGGCCTCTCCCCGAGGACGTGTCAGAAGACGGTGGCGGTCACGTTGCGGCAGACCATGACCGCGAAGGTCAGCTCGGAGAACCCGCCGGTGGTGGCGGTGATGACCCGCAGGTATCGCTCGACGGTCTGATCGTTGGCCGTGGCGATCCGCTCGACGGTGGGTCCGGCGGTCACGGCGGTGAAGGCCCCCCCGGTGACGTTGGCGAACGCATCACCCGCGCCGTTGTCGGAGGACTCCTGGAGCCGGATCGTCACGTCAGTGCCGGTGAAGGAGAACACCTGGAGGTAGGCCTGGAGGCCGAAGGCCGTCGAGCCGGTGCCGAAGTCCACCGACGTGCCGTTGGCGGCACCGGTGTCGGTGCGCTTCCCGGCAGTCATCTGACGGCCCCACTCCAGACCGAAGCTGTTGCACTGGGCCTGGACGGAGAACTTGAAGTCGCCGTCGTCGCCCCTCGTACCGTCGTAGTTGATCTGCTTGCCGACCATGCAGGCGGCAGGGTTACCGAGAGTGGTGCCGCGTGCGTAGTAGAAGTGGACGTCGCTGGACGGCAGCGTCGACAGCCGCAGGTGGGAGCGGTCGGTGGCGGGGTTGAAGTACGAGGTGAACTCGATGTTCCCGTCGCGCTTCCCGCCGATCCGCTCATACGCCGACTTGTCGATGCCGGTGACGTCGAAGGGCGCGTTACCGCCGGATATGGTGCCGAGGGAATTGATGTCTCCACTCAGGTCATATCCGTGTACATAGAAATTATCTCCGAGTCCGGACTGCTTGGCCATGCGTGCTGTCCTCCTCGGGACATGAGGAAGGGCCACCCAAAAAACTGGATGGCCCTCACGAAGAACTGGGGTTTACGCGACCTGATCCCACACGTCGTCAATGACGATCGGAATGAGGATCTGGAAGACGCGGAATTCTTTACCGTCCAAATTCATATACCCACTCTTGACCCTCAACGGCTGCCCCCAGGCACCGAAGACGTCGACGTTGCGGGCCTCACCGCCGAGATCGAAGTCCCCGATGAGACTCGTGAACATCGCATCCACGGCCAGCGACAGGTTGGTGTCGATGTCGTCGTACGGTTCCTGGTAGGTGGAGGAGTAGACCTGCATCTCCAGCTCCAGCCGCACCGACGTGGACGCGAGCCCCGAAGTACGGATGGCCCGCATGTCCTCGATGTAGATCGCGGCAGTGATCCCATTGGTCGCCGCCTGCTTGGAGACATAGCCCAGGACGGCGTCGAAGTACCCGGTGGCCATGGCCAGCGACGCGATGTTGCCGAGGATGTTCCGCGTGTCCAGAGCCACCGGGACCTCCTCAGATCAGACGGCCACGGGCCTGGTGCTGGGACAGCACCCTTTCGGCGATGGCGTAACGCTGCCCGCCCCGGCCGAACTCGGCCTTGGTGTCACGCATCGACCAGTAGCCGGGGAAGATGGTGGCCGGGGCATTGCGGGAACCGGTGCCCTCCAGCCAGTGACCGTAGATCACGCCGTTGTCGTGGATCTTCCACCGGTTCCAAGCGACCTGGCGCTTGTCGACCTGCGTGGTGTAGTACGGCGTCTGGTGCCGCAGACGTGAGTTCAGCTTGTCCAGCCACGCATCGTGAGCGCCCTCGCCGAGTTCCCTGGCGACGTCCTTCTCGTAGTCCCGCACATGCCGGTGAATCGCGCCGGACTCGATCGGACCCGACGCACGGGAACGGAAGCTGATGTGGTATCCGACCTGAGCCATCGCCAGCACCTTTCTCGTCAGATCGTGCGAGTCCGGGCCTTGCGCCCGTACGTGCGGTACATCTGCTCGCGGAAGTCGACCAGAGCCTCCACGGTCGCCGCACGCCGCGCCGTGCCACCGAAGATCGACGACGCCGACATCGTGCGGAACCAGCCGGTCTGTTCCTGCATCAGCTGGTGGATCGCTTCGGCCGTCACGTACTGACGCACCGCCGCAGGCACCTGCCACACCTCAACCGTCGCCCCGCTGTTGTGCGTGGCCGCCGTCGAGCCGAGCGCGCCCCGCGACACGGTCAGGGTGCGGGGGGCGTAGATGTCGACACCGGCCGCGTGCGCGGCGATCGTCGACCCCTCAAACGCCCGCTCCACGCTCAGGACGTTGCCGGAGATCTCCTCGATCAGCATCCGCTCGGACTCGACCAGGATGACCTCGTCCACCGAGAACTGCGTGCCGTCGGCCACCGTCAGCGACTGCGCGTTCTTGTTCGCGGTCAGCCCGGCGCCACCGACGTTCTGACCGGTGTCGATCTGCGCCCGGTCCGTCACCAGCATCCGCTCCGAATCGATCTTCAGGATCGACCCGACACCGACCTCCGCCGACACCGCCGCCGACACATCGACACCCGTCTCCGAGGCGTCCAGCGCCTCCGACGTCACTCCGGCGCTGAGGTGGTCGTCGGTGTACCCCCACACACCAGTGATCGTGATGTCCCGCTGATGCGTCGACCCGCCACCGAACGTCGCACTGGAGGAGATGTCGATCTCCACCCGGTTGTACGGCGGGCCGGTCCGGTTCGGCTCCAGATTGAAGTCGGCCGCCGAAATCGCCGTCCCCCCAGACGACATCGACGACACCGAGATCAGATCCGCATCGTCCAGCCACAGCCGCCACGCGACCGCGTCCTGCGCGTTGGGCCAGTCGAAATACTTCGTCGCCACCCTCGGATACAGCACCCGGTGCACCATCGCCTCCGCATTCCGCGAAGCCGACGCAATGCACCGGTCGATGTTCCTGTTGTTCTTGGGCACTTCACCCTGATCCAGAGCCCGCTTCAAGATCTCACGGGTGGTGTAGACAGGAACCGAGATAGCCATCTACACCCTCCACAAGTGATCAAGTCCGGTCGCGCGGCCATTCCCAGCCGTCGAACGGGCAATGCAGAACCCCGTTGCGCCCCGCATCCAGCGGCTCACCGTCATTCGGGCACGCCACCGGCGGATACGTCAGCTCATCCCGCTTGTAGGCCATCGCCTCATCACGGATACTCAACAGCTGCTCCCACGCCACGGCTTACTCGCCGTCGTCCTCGGCACCATCGGCCTTGGCGGCTTCATCCGCCGCACGCAGCCGGTCGGCGATCTGCGCCTTCGACCCGTACGAGGCCACGCCTCGCTTGTCGGCCTCGTCGCGCAGCTCGGCGAGCGTCTTGCCCGCGTACGGGTCCGGCTCGACCGGCTCCGGCGCAGCCTCAGCCTCGGGCTCGGCGTCGGGGGACACCGTCTCCGGCCCCGCCTCGGCAACATAGGTGGGGTGCCCCTGACCGGCCTCGGCTCCGGCCAGGGGCAGGCTCGCGACGGCGTCCGGGGAGGATTCCGCCTGCTCGCGAGCGTTCGTAGCACCGCCATGCACGGTGATCTTCGGGGACACATCATCCTCCACAGGGGGCCAGGGAACCTGCACCTGAGACCCGCACGAGGCGCAGAAGAGATCAGGAAGCTGCACCAGACCAGGCAGCGGCCCGGACAACCGGATCGTCCACGGGCCGCGCCCACAGGTGCAGAAGACAGTGGTGAAGGAAGGGAGCCGCCGCGACACGACGACCCCCTCCTCCACATACTCGGCGCCACCGCAGTGCGGACAGGCGTCGAGGCCGACAGCGAAACGCGTCGTACACCCGACGCACGTCAACATGCTCATGGCATCTCCGAGGGAAAAGTCAGGCCGCAGCCACGGAAGCGCCCGTGTCCAGCGGCCAGTAGCACAAGGTCCACTTCACGGACCCCGTATTGGAAGCGGCGCAGTCCAGCAGGATCGAGCCCGGCTTCAGGATCAGCGGCTGCGCCAGCACCTTGCTCGACGGCAGGAAGTTCAGCGCGTCCTGCATCGCCGTCGCCGGAGTACCGGTGATCGAGTACATCGTGCCGACCGCGTCGGCCGTGATGTCCAGCACCGCGCACAGATCCTGCGTGGCCCCGGCCGCTGTCGGATCGAACGTGAGCTTCGTGTTGTTCGCCTGAGTCTGAATGACCGTGGTCACCTCGCCGATGATCGACGTCACGATGACCCGGCCCGTCGCCACAGTGAACAGGGCGCTGGCGGCGGTCTGCGGCAGAGCAGCCGTAGCACGCTCCACCACCCGGCCGAAATCGCCAGCGCCCTTCAGGATCACGGACACGTCAGGAAGCCACCAGCGTCGCGCCCGTGGTGAGCGGAACCCAGGTGCAGTAGAAGGTCAGCGCACCGTCGATGGTGCCCGTACCGGTCTGCACCAGCTCGACCGTGCCGGTGGTGACCACCAGGTTGGTCAGCGGACGCCCGCCCTTGCGGAAGTCCGGCGTGGTCGTGGACTCGTCGACGACACCGATCGTGGTGCCCGCCGCCGTGTCCGTCGTACCCAGGTCGGTGGCCGCGACCACGGTGACGGTGTCACCGGTGGTCGGGTTCGTCTGGAGAGCCAGCGTGTTCGCGCCCGCCATGGTCGTGGTACACACCGCCCACAGAGCGGTGATCATCACCTCGCCACCGGCCACGGTGAACAGCGAGTCGGTTGTGGCGTCGGTGAGCGTACCGGTCGCCTTGGAAACAGGACCGTTCCCCAGCGTCAGCTGACGCAGCTGGGTGCCCTGAAGGATGGTCGACATCAGTCAGGACCCCTTACGAGTTCAGGTTTGCCAGGTTGGTCGGCTTGCGCATGACCATCAGGTCGTGCGCAACGTTGAGGATCGCGACGTGCTTGGTGCCGTTCGTGCCCAGGTCGGGCACGTTCAGCGACACCCACTCGAAGCCGTCCGAGAGCTGCTCGGCGCGGACCTCGACGACCACGAGGGTCTCCTCGGACGCCGCACCGACGTTGGTGATCTCGGACGCCGCCGACTGCGAGCCCTCGGTCCAGGTCTCGTCACCGTCGAGCGTGGTCTCGCTCTGGTAGTAGTACTTGGTGATGATGTCGAGATCCTGCGAGGTGCCGCCGGAAGCCGCGTTGTGCTCCTGGAGGTCCAGGTCGAGGATGTCGGTGGACGCACCCGTCGCGACGACGATGAACGACACGCCGCCGCAGTCCTTGAGGTGGATGCGGTTGCCGGTGATGGCGCCCGCCACCGCGTCCGTCGGCACTGCGCCGACGGAGACGTTGAACAGGCGACCGAGCGCGCTTGCGCCAGTGGCCATGGTTCTCTCCTTTGAGATGCCGGGAACGACGGGGTGTGAATGCCGTCGTCCCCACGGCTCCGGCTTGGGTGTGAATGCGCACCGGAGCTGTGCGGGCCGCCACGCAAAGCGGCATGAAAAAGACCCCCAGGGACCGGAGTCCCAGGGGGTCTTGCTTGGGGGTTATTCAGTTGTTCGAACGGAGCCGGAGCTGAGCAGCTCTCAGGTTCTCCGCCACGCGGCGGATGCGGTCGGGATCATCCTTGAATCTCCCGATTCCCCTGTTGCAGGACCAGCAGGCCAGCCCTCTCACGCATTGCCCGCAGGTTTTCTCGCCAGGGCAGCACGTGTGGTCATGGTCTACGTGTATCGACCGACGATTCGCCTCAACGTCGAACGGCTTAAGGCACAAGTAGCAGCATCCATTCTGGGAGTCCAGGAGGGACTGCCATGCCTCGTTCGTCAGCCTGTACTTGGCATACAGACGATTACGCAGACCCCACTGTCGAGAGGCGGTGCGGGCGGCTTCAGGATCTGCTGCGTATCTCTGTCGGGAACGCTCACGCTGGTACGCCCTCACTGCATCCGCGTCCGTCCAGTCGATCTTGCTGGGACGGCTATGCCTGCGACAGGTGCAGCCTTCGGCGCACGACGGGCTCATCGTGCCTCCATGGCGCGGATCGCAGATTCCAGGCGCGCAGCGACCAGGAGCATCAGTTCGGGATCTTCTCCGAAATCTCCTATTCCGCTGTTGCAGTCACTACATGTCAGACCTCGAATGCACTTTCCGCACGTCTTCTCCGTGGGGCAGCAGCGATGGTCGTGATCCACATGAATGGCCCGGCTGTCACCTCGGCGCAGTTGGTCTCCGCAGAGATAACAGAGGCCCTCCTGCTGAGTGAAGGCGTGTTCCCACTGACGCACGGTCATTCGGTACTTGGACCAGTACGGGTTCTTGACATACCAGTTCCGGCAGGCTTCCCGATTCTTCTCCGGGTCGGCCGCTACCTGCTGACGCCTGCGCTCTCGGTCAACTGCTAGTTGCTCTTCGCGTGTTCGCTTCGGTCGTTTCGGGGGAGTGTGGCGCTTGCACGTGCAGCCATCAGGGCACTTCGCCCCCTTGTTGACAGAGGCACCATGCCGCCCACACGTACACCCCGGCGCGCACGCTTTTGACTTGTGCCGCCCACACGTGCAGCCATCAGGGCACTTCCCGAATTTGAAGGGGAGGCTATGACGACTGCACGCGCAGCCCGGCTCGCAAGGCCGTGAACGATGCTTACCGCAGGTGCATCCTGGGGCGCATCCCTTGATCTGAGTCACATTCAGATCTTATCCAGTGGATCGAGGAAGATCCAAATGTGACTACATAGAGCGATCAGGCTCGTGCCGCGAGCTGGACAAACGGGCTCAAGGTGTTGCTTCCCGTCTGCGGAGTGATAGCACTCTGCAACCACGGGCGGCCGTCCACCCTCTCAATGAATCGCATCGAGGTCATGTCGGTCTGGAAGCGGTAGTGCGGGCTGGTGTCCGCCTGAATGGCCTGGCGGTCACCGATGAGGTAGTGCGACAGGTCGGCGAGCACAATGTCGCCCGCGTCGCCGAGGGTCGGCATCTTCTCGGTGAACAGCACCGGACGGCCCAGGATCCGCATGGGCGGGCCGGAGACGCCGTCGGTGAGCCAGATCGCCGAGCCGCCGGTGCCGACGGACAGGGACATGGTCGCCAGCTCCGGGAACGTGTCCAGGTTGGCGATCCAGACCGCACTGTTGAGCGAGGACGGCAGCATCCGCGCGTACATCTTGACCAGGTTTTCCCAGACGATGGTGTCCGCTGCCTGGCCCGATTCCTTGGTCACGGAGACCATGGCGGGGGAGTTGAGGAAGCCGAGCGGCTCGCCGACGCCGGAGCCGCCGATGAAGGCGATGTCCTCGAACCAGGCGATGGCCTCGGGGAAGATCTCGTTGATCAGCATCTGGAGGCTGATCAGGGAGTCCGCGAACAATTCATTCGGGACTTCCGAGTAGGCGGTGAGCTTCTTCGCCTCCAGCTTGACCCGGCCGAAGGTCGGGGAGCTGTCGGTGAGGGTTCCGGCCTCTTCGGTCCAGTACGCCGCGACGCCGCCGTAGATGTTCGAGGCGTTGGACGTGGAGTCGATCATCGGGAACGGCAGGGTCAGCGTCTCCATCGGGATGACGCGGGCCCGCGAGCGGACCACGGCCTTCTCCAGCGCGATGCGCAGCAGCTCAGCCCGCAGGTACTCGGGGATGAGGAAGCCACCGTCGGCGGGGACGTTGGAGCCGAGGCTGTTCATGATGGAGCGGATCTTGTGCTGCGCGGCGGTCGCCTCGGAGGTGCGGGTGCCGTGCCAGATCGCCTTCATGAAGTCGCGGACGTCGGGGAACTCGTCGTCGAGCTTCGCGCCGGGGGCGCCGGGGTTGTAGCGGTCGCCGAGGCGGCCCTTGTCCTGCGCCTTCATGGCGAGGTTGAGGCGCTTGGCGTCGCCCTTGACGTCGATGGAACCGGAGTCCCGGACGTACTTGGTGATGCCTTCCTGGATGCGGGCGTCGAGCTGCTCGTCCAGGTCGCCGCCGGAGGCCTTGTTGAACTGGGCGGCATAGTCCTTGACGAAGGACAGGGCGCCGTCGCGGGTGGCGAAGACTTCCTTGACTACCGAACCGTCGTTGAACATCTCTTCGAGTTCGGAGTCATTGCGCGGGATGACAGGTGCCATTAGATCCAGCCCTCCTTGAGCTGAGCGAACACGTCATCCGCGCTGGGCGACGTGGCATGAAGAAGGCCGACCATGGAGTCCCATGTGTCGGCCTGGTCGGTGGGGGCGTCCCCCTCCTCGTCGGGAGGGGCGTCCTCGTCGTCTTCCTCTTCGTCCTCGTCGGGCGGAGGGAAGGCGTCCTCGGGTGCGGGGGTTTCCGCAGCCGGGGAGTCGTCCGGCTGCGGAGTCTCAGCGACCGGATCCAGCCCGCTGACGACGAGTTCCGTCGGCGCGAAGTGGTCGGCGATCTCCTCGCGGACCGCGCTGCGCACCAGTTCCCGAAGCGTGTTCAGGAGGGTGTCGTCGACGCCGGTGGCGGCATCGGCCAGCGGCTCGGGCGTGGTGGCGAGGTTGGTGAGGGTCTCGGTGCTGAGCTGGTGGGTGCCGAGCGTCTGCGCGGTGATCACCTGCCCGGCCATGGCCACGGGGGCGGGGACCTTCGGTGCGGGGGCCTGCTCGCGTCCGGCGTAGCGGTACATCGACAGGTCCCAGGACTGGTGCATGCGCGCGTCGGCGGAGGCCGGTTCGGCGTCCTGCTTGGGCTTCATGGGCATCGCCTCGTCGGCGAGACCCATGGCGACGGCTTCCTTGGCGGTGAACCACGTCTCGGCGGCCATCAGGTCGAGGAACTCGTCGACGGACCGGCCGGTGCGTTCCGCGTAGGCTTCGGCGATGTTCCGGGTCTGGAACTCCAGAACCTCGGCCATCTTGATCATGTCGGTGGAGTCGCCGTAGCAGCCGCCGGACGCCGCGTGGATCATGACCTGGCTCTGGGGCCGCATGACCACCCGGTCACCGGCGAGCATGATGACCGAGGCGATCGATGCGGCCAGGCCGTCGACGTAGACGGTGACGTTGGCGGGGTGGGCACGAAGCGCGTTGGCGATCGTGATGCCTTCGAAGACGCTGCCCCCAGGAGAATTAAGACGGAGGTTAATCTTCGAAGTGGTGACACCGCTCAGCTGCTCGATAAACTCGTCAGCATAGAGGCCAAACCAACCGCCGATGCTGTCGAATACGAATACATCCGTACTGTCTGAGTCTTCGACAGAGTTCTGAATTCTGAACCAGTCGGATGCGTTTTCAGGAGGCTGCATCCCTGGGGGGACCTGCCTCTGTCGACGCTCCGCCGCCAGCTTGATCAGCGGCATCTGCGGTCGCCTCCTTTCGGCGTCTGAGTCGCTGTTGATGTGTGCGTTCGGCGTGACAATTCGCACACACCACGTCGCACTTGGCTATTTCCGCCAGCAGTGCATCGACAGACCGTCCAGCTCCTCGCGGTCCGATTCCGAACAGCTTGGTGGCAGGGTCCCTGTGGTCGAACTGCATGACGTAGCTGGGGTACTTGACGCCGCAATCCATGCACGGCTTGTCTTTCGCCTCGTCAATCACCGCACGTCTGCGCTTGTATTTGTCATGAGCCTTTACCGGGTCATAAGACTCACGCCTGTAAGCACGGCGTTGGTCAGCAGTGTCTGCATACCACTCCCGCTGATAATCTCGGCGGAACTCCCGGAATGCTTCTATCTCCTCTTGCGACCGAGATGCATCTCGCTTACGGCGAAGCTCCCTGATGTGCTCTCGGTTATTTTCGCGAAAAGGGCGCTGACGTGCGTTTACGGCGTCAAGGCATGCTCGACATGCGGGCTCACCTGCGGCTCGGTGGGCCTGGTAGCCAGGATCAGTTCCTGTGCGCCCTTCGGGGTACTTCCTCGTAGGCTTCGCGCAGGCAGGGGTATGCTGAGACACATCGACTCCATCCAGTCGGTCATGCCCCCGGAGTGTTGACGCACTCGCGGGGGTTCAGTGTTGCGACGATCTTACTGTTCGGCGGGCGGGGTCCATCCGAGGTGGACGAGAAGGTTGCAGGTGCCGTCTGGTCACAGCAGCATCCTTTGCAGCCAGTCGTCGGGGTCTTCCTTCGGGACCGGCTTGGCCTTCTTGGCGGGCTGGTCGTTGGGGCCCTCGCGGGGTGCCGGTTCGTCCGGGTTCTGCTGCTCGGGCGGACCGCCCTGAGCGACCGGAAGGCGCGGCTCGGGCAGTTCGGCCATGTCGGGCAGGCCGCAGGTGGTGAGGATGTCGGCGGCTTCCCACAGTCCGGTGTCGGCGAGGAACTTCGCCGCCTGAGCCTTGTTCAGCAGCACCTGGGCGGCGATCTCGTCGTCCTCGGGAACAGGGTTGACGAAGTCGAATTCCAGGCCAGCGGCCGTGGGGCCGAACATGGGCAGCAGCTGGGTGTTGAGTACCTCGCGTACCCGCATCAGGCGTGGCTTGATGAGCCAGCGGGCGAGCATGACCTCACCGGCGTAGGCGTTGGCCTTGTTGACGTCGTCGGTGGCGCCGAGCATCGCCTTGGGGAACCCGAACGCTTCACGGATGGTTTCGCGGCTCGCCGACTTCATCTCGACGAACTGCATCTCGTCCATGGTGTAGCGGCGGTCGACCCACTTCATGCCTGCTTCGAGGATCGCGACGCGGTGCGCGTTCGACACGCCCCGGTGGGTCTCCGCCCAGCGGGCCTGGAACTGGTCGAAGTCCTCGTCCGAGATGTTCTGTTCGGCTTCGATGATCCCGCCGGGGGTGGCGGAGTTCAGGAAGAAGTTCCGGTTCCATTCGGCCGACAGGTAGGAGGCGTCCAGCTCTCCCATGATCGACTGCACCGCGCCCATGCCCCGGTACGGGTCGAGGGGGTGCGGGCGGCGCAGGAAGATGACCTCGTCCGTGCGCAGCGGGATCTCCTCCCCGTCGGGGGAGGTGTACACGTAGCCGATGAGGTACTTCGTGGGGTGCGGCACCGGACGCATCCGGTCGGGGCGCACGAACCACAGCTCGACGGGCAGCGTGCCCTGCTTGACGATCACCCAGTACTGCTCGCCGGTGAGTTCCTCGTGCTGCTGCGCCGACTCGCGGAAGGCGTAGCCGGAGAAGAACTCGTTCGGGCGGCGCCACAGGTTCAGCGCCGGATGGCGGGTGACCTCGATGCGGTCGTCCTGCGCGGAGGTGGTGCCGTGGTCGTAGCGGCGCCGTCCGTCCTTGGGGACCCGGTACAGCTTCCACTCCACCTGGGAGTAGGAGCCGATGATCCGGTCGACGATCGCGAAGAGGGTGCCGACCTGGCCGATCGCCCGCATCTGCGCTTCCATCCCCGTCGTGGGGGTGGTCGGGGGGATGCGGCTGTAGCGGGTCACCCCGCGCGGAACGTATGGGACGGGCGCCTTGTTGAAGAGGGACCCCAGGATCGTGCGAGCCATCGGGCCTCCACCTCTTCACTTTGAAAGTAACCAACCGAGCCGCGTCTTCAGATCGAAGGCGACACTTGACAGTGATCCATAATGAAAGGCAGACCATCTATGACCGTCACCGCCGGAGGCTGCGCCATGACCGAGCCACTGCACGACCCCCTTGACGAGGCCGGGACGCCATCCGCTCCCACGGCGCGCCGTACCCTCGCTGACCTGCGCAAAGCGGCAGGCATCACGCAGACAGAGGTCGGCCGCCGCCTCGGTGTCCACCGGTCCCAGGTCAGCCGCATCGAAGCCGAGTACCCGGATCTGAAGTTCACCCAGCTCCGGGACTACCTACAGGCGATCGGCACTCACATCGTCTTCAGCGAGCCGGACCTCGGCGACGTCTTCGCCACCGACGTCATCGCCGACCCGGAACGCCAGGAAGCGACGCAAAAGCGCCGCGAAGACCCCACCCGCATCCACAAGGACAGAGTTCAGCGCCCGCCGAAGAACTGATACTGCAAGGCCACACACCCCAGCCCCGCGACGATGAACCCGGCCGGATGGAAGATCAGCCACGCCCCGTAGGAGACGAGGGCGACACAGACCAGGGCCAGCAGCCCTGACCCCAGCGACGCGAACGCCCCGGCCGACAACCGGGGCAGCAGGGTCCTGTTCGTGGTGTTGTCTCTCATGCTGTTCCCTTATCTGATAGCGTCAGCGCTGCTGGTTCATCACCCGTTCGCGTTCCACTCTTCTCGGCGGGTGCTGAACTGCCTTCAGCAGGGCCTCCGAGTCAAGGAAACAGGCGTACCTCTCCTCGGAGGCCCTGCCTTCATCCCAGCACCCGAATCCGGGGCTTGGCCCCATTGAAGAACGCCAGCAGCAGCGCGTCCGCATGGTCGGGGCTCTTACCGATCCGCTCACGGATCTTGTCCTTGGGCTCGATGATGATGCGGCCCTTGGTGTCCAGCTCCCACCGGGGGACCAGCAGCTCGGCCGCCGTGACGTCCCCGTTCTCCATCCGCGACAGGTCCCAGGCGCCCTGAGCGGACATCTCGCGGGCGACCGTCCACCACATCTCCGCGCGGAGGTTGGCGAACTTCTTTTTGTCGCGGGGGTTCTCCGACACGTTCACACCGATGACCCGCGCCGTGTGCTCACCACGCTTGGCCGCGTTACGCAGCTCACCGATCACGCCGAAGCCGACACCGATCGAGTCGATCTTCACGACCGTCGCCCCGGACTCCCGCAGCGCCCGCAGGACCAGCGGCGCGATCTTCTCCGGCCGGTCCGTGCGGATCCGCCACTCACGACCCGCCAGCACACCCCGGCGCTCACGCACCACGGTCTCGTCCAGGCCGCCACCGACGTCGACACCCAGCTCGACGGGGCTCAGATCCGCCGGTGAGTACACCGCCTCCGTGTCCAGTCGGCACGTCGCCACATCCGAGGCACGCACCACCGTGTCGGCAGCGTCGAGGGTGAACTCTCCCAGAACTTTGGAGTTGTACAGGGCGTTGCCGTCGCCCCACTCCAGCTTCTTCTCCTCGGCCCACTCACGTGAGACCAGGGAGACGGCGACCTTCTCCGGCACCGTCTCGCCGGTGAAGTTCGGCGTGTCGAAAGCCGAGATACGGATCGCGTTCCAGCCCGAGCCGGGCTGCGACACCTTATAGAACTGGGTGGCCGAGTTGTCCGGGTTGCCGATCGCGAGGATCCGGCACCACGGCCCCGTCGTGATGGCCTCCGCACCGACCCACAGCGACTCCGGAATACCACCGGCCTCATCCAGCACACACAGCACATACGGGGCGTGAATACCCTGGAACGCCGACTCATCGGCATCCGCAGGCTTCCGGCCGAACGCCACCAGCTCCTCATCGATCAACCACTCCACCTGGTTGACCCGGCCCGGCAGCGCGTTCTCCTTGTGCATGCGCCGGATGTACCGCCACAGAATCGCGCGGACCTGCGCCGACGTCGGCGCCGAGGTGACCACGAACGCCTCACCCGGAGGATGCGCGTCCAGCCACCAGCTCACCGTCAGCGCCGCCACATGGCTCTTGCCCGCACCGTGACAACTACGCACCACCGTCTTGCGGTTGTCCCGCACCGACTCCATGATCTCGCGCTGCTTCGACCACACCAGCTGACCCAGCCGGTCCGACACCCACGACGACGGATCCTGCGCCCACCGGTCCGCACGCTCAGCCGCCTGCTTACGGTCCACCGCCGCCTTCAGCTGCGCATACACCAGCTTCAGCCGCTTGGTGTCGCCCGTGCGGACCAGCCGCTCCACCTGTTCCTTCAGGTGAGCGATGTCCAGATCAGGCGACGTCGACAACCGGCTTCTCCGTACGCACGATCCGCGTCACACACTCCGTCTTGAACGCCTCCACCACCGAGTGGTCGGTGTCCTTGAACACCGTGTACACACCCGACTCCTGAAAGTACGACGCCGTGATCGCGGCCTTCTGGGTCAGGCCGTCCAGACCGGTCCAATGGACGGTGTACGCGTACAGAGGCAGGACAGGAAGCTTCGACATGATGATCTCCATCGTGATGTGACCTGCGATCCGAAGACACGGACCCGCAGGCATGGTTGAGATTCGAAGGCACTCAGCGCTCAGGGGAGGGGGCCGTCTGCGTCAGCCACCACATCGGCGGGTCATACGCCAACGGCGCCCGGCACTCGACGTACTCGAACGTCTCCGTCGCCAGGTCGTACTTCAGCCGCCCGGACCCCGACCGCGCATACGCCTCATACCGGATGACCCACTCCGCACCATC